ATATATTTTTGGGACAAGGGCGATGATTCTTTGACGAAGAACCATTACGGTTTTATTGAATTGGAAAGAGCCCAATCTAATTGGGTGTCAGGAAGCCCCAAAACAAATTATGATTACTACTCTTTCTTAAAAAGAAAGACACACGATTTTGATTTTGATGCAAAGGAATGGAGGGGGCGGAAAGAGGACCACGGAAGAACTATTTACATGAAATTCAGTCAAGAAATGGACAATATGTTTTGTTGTCCTATTCCATATATTATAGAAAATGGGGTGCCTTTAGAAAGGGGCGACGGAAGTTATAATGATAGCTATCTTAGTTTGGGGTTTGACGAAAATGGGTTTGATGATGAGGATGTGTCAGTTGGAGAAGATGAATGTTTGGAGAGAATTTCTGATTTTTATTGTGATATGGAACCAATGTAACAGATAAGTATCCAAACACTTTTATATCCTTAAACACGTAATGCCTTCAACGAGTTGACCTAACTATGTCCAATGCCAAGCGTTCTACAATTCTCAATCTGTTACCTGCTACTCGGCGCGAAATGGCTGAAGAAATGGGGGAATCCATCCGGACCGTGCGCTATCACATGGAACGGCTGGAAGACGAACACGACTATAATTTCGTTATGACATCGGACGATGTTTGGCATAAAGAGGAAGAAGGCAGCCTCAACGAACCTCACCGAAACACCGAACCTACAAGAACGCGAACATACGATAGAGCACAATCGACGAAAGATGTCAACAACGCATTGACGGAAATCGAATCGGATTACCGTGAACTTCTCAAAGACAACCCACCACACTCTACCGACTTCGAACCGAGCGAAGGTGGTTCAACCCTCGTCATTCCACGAACGGACGACCACTTCGGAGCGCGTGTGATTGAGAGGGGTGTAAACCAAAAATACACGACTCCAATCGCAAAAGAGCGCGTCAACTTTATTATTGACCATGCCATCGAAACAGCGAACGAGCGTGGTGATGTTGAAGAAGTCGTTTTGGGACTATTTGGAGACCACATCGACGGAGAAAACGTCTATTCCAATCACAAAGCAAATATCAAGAAATTCGTCCGAGAACAAATCAAAATCGTTTCATCCACCTATCTAAACCAGATACAGAAACTCTCGGACGAATTTGAACACGTCAAAATCGTAACTGTCCCTGGTAACCACGGCACTTTGGGCAAAGGCTCGATAACGAACGCTGACGATATCGTTTTCGACCAAATTGACATGGGGCTTGGCCTGTTGGACATAGATAACGTGTCGATGGAATATTCCAACGGTTCTTACGTCGATTTCAACATTCGTGGGTATGGTGCATATGCTCGTCATGGTCAGGACGCATTGGAGCACGCATCAACGTCTTCCGGCGACGACAGGTGGATGAATTGGAAAGAGGATAGTGATTTCGAGGTTGCGTACCACGGACACCACCACCAACTTCGGTTAGAGCCTGTTGGTCATGGACAAGTGTTCCAATGTGGGACGCCTGTTCCTCCGAGTATGTTTGTTGACTCGCTTGGTTCGACGGGCATTCCAAGGGTGTTTTATCACTTCACGACCGATGAGAATGTCGTGGAAGACATGCAAATATTGGAATTTTAATCGAAAAAGGAGAATAACCGTCCAAAAGGCCGATTGAAAACGAAACATATATAAACCCCCACCCCCTATTGTACTGATAAGAAGCTCGCAAAAAACGACCTTGCTCGAACCCACCCAATGAAGTAGTGGACCTCCACCGGGGATGAACCTACCAAAGAGGGTACGGGGGTTTGACTTTTTCGCGGGGTAGTCTGCAATTTTATAGATATGACCGAACTCGAAGAACGCTCCACATTTTCTCAGAAAATAGAATACAATTCTGAAATCTGTGAGAATTGTTACAGACGAGTCAAGACATACATCGAACCACATAGCTCTCTCCCGGACGTAGTAACCGACGAAGTAGAGTATTCGAACTCTGCATACTTCGGTTACTTCGATGACCGAGGACAGTCCGGAAAAGCATCAGTCAAGCGGAGTTACTGCAAATGTGGAAACGTCGATGATGCAAAGATTCGTCCGTTGGACGCTAAGGGAATGATGGAACTTGCGTGTCGTGTTCGGAACCGGCTTGAAGAGCAAAACATCGAAGTCGATGAAGACGAGTTCTTCGAACACGTCAAGGACGAGATTCCTGAACACCGCTTCAACGAAGAGGAAGTTCTTGAGCGAGCGATTTCGGTTTCTGAATGAAGAAAGAAGAGATTATCGCTGACCTTCGAGAGAAGCTTCAGGAACATCCTGAAGTATACCAAAACATTGCGCTTGGTGATTGAACATGTCTCAACCTGAAGAATGTGGTGAACCACTCGCCTCTAGGGATGCGCTTTGCGACCGAGCGCCGAGTATGCCGGATGGACGGTGCAAGTACCACTCGGAAGTTGAGACCGACGTAGACCAGGACTGGAAACCCAACTACAAGCACGGTCTCTACATGGACCGTGGTGGGTACTACGAGCATCAACCTGACGAAACGCAGAAGTGGCTTGATGCTGTTGCGGATGACCTCGTTCAGAAATCGAAGTTTACCAGGGAAGACATCGCTGCACTAGAGAAGTGCAGACAGGTAGCTATCGACCTTCATCAGCGGCGGCGTGCTGACAACTACATCCAGCAGAAGGGGATGACGCAAACCAACGATGTTGGTTTCCACGAGCAGTATGGTGTTCTTCAGGAAGAGAACGAGAACACGTTGTTCGTTGCGAAGGACCGTCTTTCACGAGAGACGCGGATGACGATGAAGGACCTCGGTATCTTCGAGGATAACGAAGAGAAGACCGAGGAAGCGGCAGAGAGCCTGATAGAGTCCCTGTCGGAAGACTTGGAAGAGTAGCGGGGCTCGGCTATGGATTTACCCACAGAGGACGTAGGTCGTCTTCGAGAGAAACCGTCGCTCTTCGTGTCCAACGTCATCATGGACGATGGCGAGGAACCGTATGAGTATCAGCGAGAAATCATCGACAATCAACACGAACGTAAGTGTATAGCTGGCGGTCGTCAGATTGGGAAGACGACCATGATGGCGTGGATGGCGGTACAGGAATTCACGATGTACCCCAACCGCCATATCCTCCTCGTCGCACCGACTCAACGACAGGCGCTCAACTTCATGCGGAAGTTGAAGTCGGAGATTCCTGAGTGGGTGAAGAACGAGGACCAATATGGGCTTGACTATGTTTCCAAGTCCAAGTTGGAAGGAAAGAACGGAAGCATCATCGAGGCGCTTCCGGCGCTCGAAGAGACGATTCGTGGCTATACGATTGACTCTGTGTTCGCTGATGAGGCGGCGTTCATAGACAGGAAGATTTACACGTCCGTCTTGTCCCCGATGCTTGCGACGACTGATGGTCAGTTCGTCCTTGCATCTACCGCGTGGGGTAAAGAGGGATACTTCTACGATAAATTCGTAGAGGACGATTATTGGGATTCGTACCGAATCTCGTCTCTTGAGAATCCGGACATTCCGTCGCGTCAGGCGGAAGAGTGGCGTCGTGACATGACGCAGATGGAGTTCGAGCGAGAGATTCTTGCTCAGTTCTCCGATAAGAAGAATGCGTTCTTCAAGAACCGAGACATCAATGGTTGTCTCGAATGGACGACCGACGTGGATTCTCGGGAAAACATAATCTATCCTGACGCTCAAACTCGGAATTGTTTCCTTGGTGTTGACCCAGCGACAACCGGCGACGACCAAGCGGTTCTCACTTCGGTTGATGCACATGGAAATGTGTTCGATGTGCATGTTGTTGATGAATGTGAGATTCCGGAGCTTGAGGGAGAAATTAGGGATGCAATCAATCGGAACGATAGAAATTACCTCGAAGTGTTGATTGAGGAGAACGGACTCGGCGAAGGAACCGTTCATCGTTTCGAGAGGGAATTTGCGAACGTAGAAGGATTCCGCAGCACGATTCGAAGTAAGGAATCTATCTACAATCAGACGAAGAACAGGATGCAGAAAGGTCAGTTGAAGATTCCGGACAGAGAAGACTTGAAAAGTCAGCTTCGTACTATTGAATACGAGCATACTGACAGGGGGAACATGAAAATCTATGCTCCAGGGAACGAGCACGATGACATGGGCGATTCTCTCTGTCTCGCTGTCACGGCAATGACTGGTCAACGGTTTGTCGAGCGGCAATCGGAGATATATTCGTCTAGTGGTACACATTCAACAAGTTATGATGGCGATGTTGGTTCCTTTACAGTAGGTCGATAGAGCATGGGAATTCGTGACAGACTTTCGGGGTTCGGGGGTGCGTTTGTAGAGGAATTACAAATTGCTGCTGGTGCTCCTGACCCGAAGTCCATCGACCGTCACATGACGAGCGTTCAAAGCAAGTCGGTCGAGGAACACGTTCCGGATAAGTCCGAGTTGGAAGACTATTGGGAATTATACGAAAACGTTTCGTTTATCAGGAACCCAATCCGTTCGTTCGCTTCCGAGGTAGTCGCTCCGGGGTACTACATTGATACCGAGAACGAGGAGCTAGCTCAAGAGCTAGAGGAGTGGTTGAGTCAATCCGCGATTGTTGATTGTGACATCAACTGCGATTTCCGAAGACTGATTAAGAAAGCGGAGATTCAACGAGAGGTTAAGGGGACTGCGATTGTCGAGAAGGTTCCGGACGAGGAAGGCGGAATATACGGCTTTAAACTCATTGCTCCGGAGGAGATTCGTGCATTGACTCTTCCGGGTCAGTCGGTTCTTGTTCCACCGGACGCTGACTTTGAAGACCCTGACAAGGGCGTTTACCAAAACGACGAGAAGTATACGACTGATGACGGAGAAGCTGCTGCGTATGTCCAACTGACGAATACTATTTCGCGCTATAGTGGACGAGACCGTGGCTATGTTCCGTTTACACGAGACCAGATTATCAAGTTGACGCGAGACGCTGATACTGGTGATGTTTTCGGAACGGCTCGTCTCAAGGCCGTTGAGGACCGTCTTGAAAGTCTACTGAAGAAGCTCAGGGACAACGACAAGGCAATTGAATCCACGGCTCATCCGTACATGCTCTTCCAAGCCGGAACGGAAGATAGTCCGTGGGAGCCGGAGAAGGTCGAAGCGTTGGCGAACGAGCACAGACAAGAACGATACGAACCTGGTCTGAAGCAGTTCGTTCAGGGCGATATTTCTGTCGAGGAATATTCCGGTGAGGTTGCTGACGTTGAACCGTTCCTGAACTGGGACTTGAACGCTATCATGGCCGACATGCCGATGCCGAAGTATTCGCTCGGTGCGTTCGAGTCCGATGTGAATCAGTTTGTCTCTCGAAGTCAGTCGGCTCGGCTTGAACGGCAACTCGAAGACGCGAGACAAGAGATTCAAGACGAGTTTAATCCTGCTATTCAGGAGAAAGCCGAGGAGCTTGGTTTTCCGGCGGCGAGTCCGGAACTTATTATTGGTGAAGACCCGGCCGATTTCGGAATGGAAAGTGAAGTTCCTGAAGATGACGTAGATGGGGAAACACCTCCTACCGGGAACAATTCTGATGAGGAGAATTCTGGGCCAGATTCTACGAACTACACTCGGCCCGGAGCTAGTACGGAAGACCGAGAAGGCGGCGGCGACTTAGTGAATGAGGATGGCGATAGTCAATGAGTGTAGCTAACGACAGTCGTAGACAGGGAGGCTTTGGTATCCTTTCTGATGACAAGACTGACGACGGCCTTTTCAGAGTTACGGGGGTAGCCCTTGGCTCCAACGACGTAACGAGGGGTGCCCTAAGCGGCTCTAAGAAGCTCTGGACGCCTGAGGTGTTGGAAGAAGCGGCCGATACACTTCGTGGAAAGGAGATTGTTGTTGACCATGAGAACCGCTCGTCGTTGTCTGTTATCGGAGAGGTATTGGAGTCAAAGTTCGAAGAAGGAAAAGGTGTAGTCTACAAGGGTGTTATTGATAACAGCGAGTTAGCGCAGAAAATCGAACACGGCTGGTTGTCCGTCTCACCACGAATTATTCATTCGGAGGAGATGGAAGAAGAAGGCGATTTGAAGATACCACAGTCCATTCGAAAATTCGATAATCTGAGTGTCGTTAATAGAGGCGCTTCTTCGAGTGCCACAGTTCAGTTGGGAGAGCCTGAGGAACTACAAGCAGAGCTAGAGAGCACATTCGAGGAAGACGATGACGTTGTAGCAGAGTACCAAGAGGTTCAGTCGGATGGTGGAGTCGATTTGAGCAAGTGGCTCTATGACAATCCGAACGGTGCAATCGGTGCGACTCGTGACCTCGGTTGTAGTGGAAGTCACAAGCACGAAATAGAGGGAGAAACGTGGTACGGTCCGTGCGATTCCCACGAAGACTTTCTCAAGAATCTAGCTCAAAAACAGAGACAGAAGAAAGAGGAAGAGGAGGAGATGGAACAGACCGAGGAACTTCAGATTTCTGAAGCGAGACGGCCCAATTATAGTGGTACTGAAGAAGCGTCGTGGGGCGACATTTCCGCCGACCAATTGTCGTATTGGGTTGACGCACTCGGTTATGAAGACGTTGAAGAGACCGCTGATTTGACGCAAGAGCAGAAGCAAGAGATTGCGAACCACACGCTTCTTGGCGACCCAGAGGCAGACTCGCTTCGTGAACTTCGGTTCTTCCCTGTTGTCAATGCAGAGACCGGGAGTTTGAACCGTGGTGCTCTTGAGGCTGTTCGAGGCGGTCGTGGTCAATCCGCTGATGTTCCGTCAGATACGTATGAAAGTGCGTACCGTGTGGCTGGCAATCTTCTCAACGAAGAGTTTGATTCCGACGTGGAAGTTGAACTTTCTAAAGAGGAACTGTCGGCACACGAGGAGCGGAAGCGTATGGCTGGTCAGATGAGTTCTGTGATTCCCTTGACGCGGGATGAGGCTCTTGGTCTGCTTGCTGCGCTTAATCCGGACCGACCGGACGGACCAGAAGCAATTGCGGATGCGGTTGCACGTTCGTTTGACGTTGACCGAGATGGTGTGCTTCGAGCACTTCAACGAGCCGGTGTTACCAAAACACCGAGTCAGAATCCTCGGTCTGGAAACGCATCCGAAATGGACGAAGATAACGACCAAGAACATGTGTCACCACTCGAACCGTTAGTGTGATGAATTCTTGGGTTTTGCGAAACTGTTAAATCAAAAGTGATTTAATATGACTGTGAGCGACGACGTAATTGATAGGCTAGAGGCCGAGGCAGAGGTTGCCGACGCTGATGCTGAAGAGCTTACGATTGCTGTTGAGTCTGACGTGAAGGAGACTGAGCAGCGTGTCGAAGAGCTTGAGAGTGAAGTACAGGAGAAGGAAAGTAAGGTTGAGGAACTTCAGGCTGAGGTTGAAGAGCTTGAAGCCGAGACCGAGGAGCAGTCCGAGACTGTTGAGGAGCTTCAGGACGAGATTGTCACTGTCAAGGAGCACTATGCGGAGGAGCTTGCGGATGACTCCAGTGTTCTTGAGGAGGACGACCTCATGGAGCGATTCGACGTTTCGGAACTGCGCGAGAAGTACGACAGTCTCGAAGAGGAGACTGAAAACGAACCGGCTCCCAATTCGGCCGATTCCGGTCCCAATGTCAAGTCGCCTGACGACAAAGGCGAAGACAGTGAGACTACCGAGGAGCTAGCCGAGCGGGAGAAGGCCGCTGCCAAGGCGTTCGAGGCACGGTCGGGGACTGACCAGGGCTCGGACGTGTGGGAAGACATCGCGGAAGACATCCGTAACGAAGGAGGTGACTAATTATGTCTGTTGACGCTGGTGACATGAAGTATCAGCCCGGCCACAGGGTTACGCTCGATGCGGCAGGTAATACTGTGGAGGGTGGTGAGGTTGTAACGTTTGATAGCAATGGGGACATTCAGCGTGCTACTGACACCGACCTGATTGTTGGCACGACGCTCCGTTCGGAGATGGGCGATGACGACAAGTGGGCGGTCGCTGTCTGTGGTCTCTGTGTGGTTGTGGAGACTGATGCCGCTGTGAACGCCGGCGATTTCCTTGAGCCTGCTGCTGCCGGAGACGGTACGTATCAGGACGCTGGTGCTGTTGGTCCGGACACGTCCCTCCCCTTCGTTCTTGAAGAGGAAGACTCCGACGACAATCTCTATGTCGCGGTGTTCCGGTAAATTTTGAGGTGATTTAGTATGGTAAACGTTACTACTGCTGACATCCTGACGGAAGAGGCCGTCATGCGTGTCATGGAAGAGGAACAGATGGAGCGGCTGGTCTGGGATAGCGCATTCGAGACCCTTCCGATGGACGCCGACGCAAACGACACGGTTCAGATTCCCGAAGACGATGGTCTGATGGGTGAGCCGGACCGTGTTGCCGAGGGCGCTGAGTTCCCCCGTGAAGAGGAGGACTACAGCAAGACCCCGATTACCGTGGAGAAGCACGGGTTCGAGATTTCCATCTCGGACGAGGCGAACATGTTTGCTGTGTTCGATGCGGTCGCTCGGCAGACCGAGAAGGCCGTTCGTCGGATGAACGAATACCTCAATCAGATTGCGTTCGATGAGGTTAATGCAAACCTGCACACTAACTCTCCGGTTAGTGGCGGTGGCACGTTCGACTTCTCGCTCGTGACCGAGGGGCGGAAGGAACTGTTCGACAGTCAGTATGAGCCGTCGTTGCTCATTCTGAACACCGAGGCCGAGCGCCAGCTTCTCAACTCCGATGCGTATCGGACTGCGAACGAGCTTGGCGGCGACGTGACTCAGGACGCGGAGATTGTTGATGGCCGCTTCGCTGGCATGGACGTTGTGGTTGATAATTCGGGCAATCTCGGTGATACCTCGACTGCGACTGGTATCATCATTGACCCCTCGGAGTACGGGTATGAGGTTGTTGCGGATGACGTGTCCACGAACACGTACCGTGACGACGCTCGTCAGGCCGAGATTCATCAGCTTTGGACGATTCGTGCCTACAAGGCAATAGACCCCAACGCTGCTATCAAGGTTGAGGAGTGACGCTCCTCTCGCGGTAAGTTCGGTATCGTTGTAAAATTCGATTTTTCTTTTGGAACAATTAATACATGGCTTCTTTGGATACGAGCTTAAGCGATGCCGAATTCATTGATGAAGTCCGTGATGCACTTGCCGGTCTCGATGATTCAAAGATTCCGGATGATACGATAATCCAGGCGAGAGAGCGCGTCGTTGAGCCTGCATTGAACCACATCGGTGAGTATCAGGACCCAGAAGACCAGGAAATCTTCAACAGCGCGTCGATTATGTGGACAGCAGAGACAGCGTTCGATGCATGGATGGTCTTCACTCGTCTGAGAGACAGGGAAGTGGAAGCATATACGAATCCGGAACAGTACAAGGAACAGCTTGAAGAACGTACTAACCTGTTGCTCGACATTCTTGGTGTGACTCGTCCACCGGACATGCCGAATCAGGTTGTCACGATTGCTCATGATGGTGTGAAACGCGCTGTTGACTTGTCGCAAGAATGGGTCGAGGTTGACGGCTCGAACACAGGGACGTACTAACGCATGACCATCGCCGCAGATGCAGCAGACGTTCTGATTGGTGATTTCGGTGAAGAGATAACCGTATATCCACAGTCATCGGACGAGCCGGTGGATTCATCGGACCCAATGTACTTTGATGAGTCAAGCAGCACAGCGCAGTCCTACACAATAGAGGCTCGTGTCTATCACGCCCCATCCGAAGAAGACCTGACCGAGTATGGGTTCGATGAAGACACAGAAATGATGATTTACGAGCGAGAGGACAAAATCGAGGAAGCTGACGAAATCGAGTTTGATGGACAGCGCTTTGTCGTGAATAAGAGGGTCACGAACCAGTTAGGTGATGGCCCATATATCTTTATATGCGGTTTGGTGGGGCTGTAGCTATGACTTCATTCGATGTAAGCTTCGTCGGCGCGACTCCGAAGGACCTACAGAAACGACTCGATGAACTTAGTAGTGGGGTTTCTGAATCAGCGAACGACGCATTGAAGGAAACTGCCGAAGAGGTTAAGCAAGACATTGAGCGAACCGCCCCGCACGCGACTGGAGCCTACGAGAACAGTTGGTACATACAAGAGATAGATGAAGACGAAGTGTGGCTTCTTTCGGACTCGGACCAGGCGCCTCACAACAAGTACATCATGCTTCCCAATCAGAAGTTTGTCGGTCATCCGAACTCGGACCTTCCGGCGGCAGGCATCTATCACAACGTGGAAGGCGTGGCAAAGCAACACAGGGACAGTCTTCGGAACAACTTTGCTTCGTCTCTAACGGACCTATTTGACGTATGAATCTGGATAATTCCAATCGTCGCTTGATTGAAGGCATCTCTCGCTTACTGCGTGAGCAAATGTCTTCATGGCCGACCGTCTCCGGAGAGAACTATACTGACGTGGCAAACGTCTGGCCGAGCAAGGTTCCCACAAAAGATGGCGAACCGAAAGAGTTCCCATATGGCACGGTCGATGTCATTTCCGGTAGTGACACGGACCTTTCCGTCGAATTGGATGTGAAACTCCGAGAGAACACGGTCAAGCTCGTTGTGTTCGGTGAACACTCCGGAGCTGTCGAGGACTTGATTGACGAGGCAGAGCAAGTGATTCTTGACCATTGGGAGGAGACGGCTAACAATCCAAGAAGCAGTTGGGAAGACGATACGTACCTTGGTGATTGGTCGTTGCGACAGACGGACGGATTCACGCCGCTCGTTGAGAATGAAGGGACCGAAGGGAAGTTGCGGTACAACAGAAGCGTGAACCTTGTTTTTGAAACAGTAAAGCAAGCGAATTAGAAGCTGGTGATTAATTATGGCTGGAAAGAACGTAATTCAGGGTGCGCAACCCGTAGAATATCTTGAAGAGACCTCTTACGCTACTCCTGAAACGGATGGTAGCTGGAATTGGTTAGGGATTGGTACGTCGTGGAGTGTTGACCTCGGTGTCGAGAGCGAGTCCATCACGTATCTTCCTGAGTACAACGCCTCGAACAAGCTAGAGAAGCGGATGAACGTCAAGCATCGAGAGATGTATGAAGGCGAAGCGACGTATCATCCACAGGACTTTGACATTCTTCCGTACTTCACAGGAGCAGATGGCGGAACTTCCGATGACCCACCGACCATTCAGTTTGGTGAAGTGAACGAGTCGGTCTCGCCGGAAGAGTTCAGGCGGATGTACGGTGGTATGGGCGAAGACTTTTCCTTGTCAGTTGGTGAGGACGAAACTGCTGAAGTGACAAGTTCTTTCATTTTCACCGACGCTGAGGATTGGGGTACGACTGATTATGTCGGTGCCGGTTCCCATGCAAGTGAGGATACGACTGAGCCGTTCAAGTACGATGACTTGAATACTGTCACGTATGGTGGCACTTCTCTCGATGAGGCCGTTGAGTCGCTTGAACTGTCAGTATCGCAGGACGTGGCTGTTGTTCGTGACCCTCGGTCTTCGAACTCGACTCTGATTGACGCGCTTATTCCTGTTGATAGAGAGATTACTGTCTCGATGGATGTCACGTACACCACGTTCGACATGCAGAGTGAGGTGCGTTCGTACACCCGACAGGACCTTGTGTTCGACTTGGGTGGATATTCTTTCACTATTGAAGGCGTGCAATTTCCTGAAAGCCCGTATGAGTTCACGGCTGACGACCTTGTGTCGGATTCAATTGAGTCTGACCCTGCTGCTAGTCTTACTTGGACGAGTCCGTAGAACGAGGTTAATAAATAACATATGAGTGAAACAGTTAGTGTAAGTGGAGAAGAGTACGAATTAGACGACAACCCCTCGCTCGGTACGGTTCGAGAAGTGCAGTCCATGCAGATGGATATCCTTCTCGAATACGTCAATGAAGACGACTTGAAGGGTCTTGATTCTCTCGAAGATGAAGGTGAAATTATCCGACTCATCATCGAGAACGAAGGATACGAAGCATTCGATGAAGTGATGTGGCGTAATTCCACGTTGCTTCCAATGCAGACTATTTCTCTCGCCTGTGACGACGTGTTCGATAGCGAGACGTTTGACGACATGGGCGCTCAGGACTTCAAAGAGATAAAAGAGAAGTGCGAAGAGGCGCTTGATGGCGATGCCAACGATTTTTTCTCGGACTTAGGAATCGTTACGTCTATGACGGACCAGCAGATGCAGCGTCAGGCCAGAGCAGTTCAGAGCGAGACTTAAAGAAAGAACTGCTTCCGTTGACTGCTGAAGAGCGAATACGTCGTATCAAGAAGGCCATTCGTGGGAAGAAGTCGTATAACTCCTACACGGAGCATACGATGATGAAGGTGTATTCCGTCAGCTACCAACAGTTGATGGACTTTCCATATGAACGCTATCTCGAATTTGCGAAGATTATCTCTCTAGAAGCGAAGGAAGAGAAGAAGAAGAATGAAGAGATGAAGCGAGAAGCCGACAGAAGGACTTAAGATATGGCTAAGAACTGGGACGACCAAGATTGGGAGAAAGGCGATACGCTAACTTCTTCCGAATGGAACAATCACGTCTCCGAGCATAGAGACATCTTTGATGCGGTCAACAACGAAATAGTTGCTAAGCTGCAAGATAATCTTGTGGATGATGCTGCGATTGATTCGAGCATCGCACCTACTTGGACTTCGACTCACACGTTTAGCTCGGGATTGGATATTACTGGTGGCTCTCTCGACATGGGCGATAAATCGGTCGTGGGG